CCATCTATAACCTCAAGCTTTACTGATTTACCATTCATCTCACCCTCGCCCATAATAGGCTTATGTTGTATCTTCAGTCTTGGTAGGGTGCTACTCTTCTTTGAAGCAGAAGAATCTTCTCCAGCGATACCCATAGCTTTTGCCATAGCGGCATAGTTATTTGTATCAATAGTTGTTAAATCACTCATATGTGAACCTCGCTTTTATTTTAAGTTTTGTAGTTATATCACGCAACGTCTTTAGTGTCAAGCCAATTATCTCCTATTTTTGATTCTAGTAGTAGTGGAACATTAAACTTTATTGCAAAATGTGATTCGATTAGTTGTGTCAACTCTCTATTAATTTCTGTAATAAGAAATAATACTTGTTTGACCTCTTCAGGATGAACGTCAATGACTACAGAATCATGGACACTATTAACCAAACAAGACTTCATACTAACTAGCTTGCTCTCAATATGAACTAATACGAGAGGAACTATATCAGCAGTAGCGAAGGATTGTACTGGGTAATTCTTTATCTGTGTAAAGTTTGTAACCTTACCATTTGTTAATCTTTTTATATCCGGGAATGAGAACTGTCTACCTGATGGTGTTGTAATCATACCTGTGTTCATAGCTTCCGTAGCCAATCTGGAGTGCCATGACTTGATTCCTTGATACTTTTCTGTGAAGTGTGTGTAGTAAGCTGCTTCAGCTTTTGTTCTGCCAAATCCTGTTGCACCGTAGAGTGGTGCGAAGGTGTGTGCTTTTGCATCTTGGCGAGAAGTCGATTGACCCGCATCTGTAATAACTTTAGACGTATATGAGTGAACATCGAATCCAGTAGTGACTTCATCTATAGCAACCTCGTCTTGTGATAGGTAGGCAGCGGCTCGGAACTCTAACTGAGCAAAGTCAGCTTCAAGTATCTTGCCACCACTCCATCTTGATATGAATACTTTCTTAACAGGGAATGTGCCACCTCTAGGCATGTTCTGCATATTAGGGTCTGCACCACTAAATCTACCTGTAGATGTTCTGTGTTGTAAAAGCCTAACATGTAATTTGCCATCAGGTTTCATGTAAGTTGATATGCCGTGTATAAATGATGACAGATAAGTATCTAATGCAGACAGTCTCTGTAAGTCAGTAAGAAAGCTTAATGCTTCTTGCATATCATTCTTTCGTGCAACACCTTGAAGTAATGCTAAGTTACTTTTGTTAACACTAAACCCATTAGCACTAACCCATTTAGCATTAGGTGCATTAAACTTTAATCCTGCTATCTTCTGATTTGCAATAAAATGGTAGCCACTACTATCACAATCGTTACAGTTAGTTGGTCTAGAATAAGGAGTTCCATCTTTCTTAACCTTTCTTATTTGACCTACACCTAGACAAGTACCACACCTACGTGCATCAGTCTTATAAACAATAGTAGAATTATTTTCTACACACTTCTTATAATCTTTTGTATCCATATAAGGAGTAAAGTTATTTGCCCATAGACTTTTATCATTAGGTTTTCTACTATATATAACCCAAGACATTTGTTCTGGACTATTAAGATTGATAGGTGTATCACCCATTAGACTATGTACTTGTTTGTTAAGTCTTTGTTCTATATCACTTTTTTCTGTTTCAAACTCAACTCGTACTTCGTCTAACTTACTAGTGTCTACAGTAAAACCTGTTTGATATATTCTAGCTAGTGTAAGAGCAACTTTGTTAGTCAGTAAAACGGTACTCATTAATTTTGAGTAATCTTCTGTGTTTAGTTTCTTGTATAACACATCTGATAATTCTTGTGTTGCCTTTAAATCAGCAGATAAATAATCAGACAACTCTTGCTTAGGTATCTCATCAATAGGTACTTTGTTCTTGAAGTAGTCTTTCATAGTATCTTGTTTCTTAGTAGCCAAGTCATATCTATTAGCACATGCTTCTAGAGATAGTGGTTGTTTGATACCTCGTTGTAAAACATACTCAACTAACATCGTATCAAATACAGGACCGTCATACTTCAATCCACATTCCCATAACCATAATAAGTCATGTACTATGTTATGTCCTATAAGGATAGTTGCTTGGTCTAATAGTTCTTGCACACCATCAAAGTTGTCTCTATACAAATACTCATCACCGTTATCAGTAAGGCAACCTACCATCACAAGTTTGTTGTCTGTCTCAAATGGGTCAAGATGTAACTTACCATCTCTATGAGTAACAGTATTTTCTACGTCAAGTGTTAGCTTCATGCTGTATACCTAGCTGTTTTATAATCCAATTGACAAGTAACACTACCATGCCAACCTGTCAACTTATTTTTAACAACATTTAAATGTCTCTCAGGACCTTCCTCATCTTGACCCTCAAGAGGTGGATTCTTTGCAATCAATACCATCAAGTCTGCTTCAGCAGCTTTACCAGTCCTACTGCCTTCCATCATTGATTGATTAAGAACAATCTTACCCTCTGCTTCAGCAGATAGTTGAGACATATAAAACATAGCACAGTTATGTGTTTTAGCTATTTGTCTTGCATAGATAGCATTTGCTTTGAGTGCTTCATCAGGTCTAGCAAAACCACCACTCCTAGCGAACTTATCACCCATGTCCAATACAACTACGTCAGGCTTGTATGACTTACATACACTCTCAACCCAAGCCATATCACGATTCGATGCATCTTTAATATCAATATGCTTTCTAACTTTGCCATACAACTCTTGTGCTCTTTGTGGATTCTCCTTGACTTGATGCATTGTCATACCTGTCGCTGCCGTCAAGTAACGTGCTCCAACTCTATGAGGACCTTCTTCGTTGCACAAGATAATACATCTAGCACCTTGATGTGCAAAGCCACCGGGAGATGCAATAAGACTTGCATGAAAGGATGTCTTGCCTGTGTTTGGTCTAGCACCTACCTCAATCAAGTGTCCAGCATTTACACCTTCGACAACTCTTGTAAGGCTCGGTATCCCAAAACTCCATCGTGCTTCCAAATCATTCTTAGATAGCAAAGACTCTATACTTATGTCTTCCCATTCTATATTTAGATTTGGAGTAAAATCATCACCATACTGCTCCAAAATATGACGAAGAGGTTCAAGTGTAGATTGAGAACCATTGACATAGTCAAAGCCAAGATTAGCAATATCCTCACCCACCACTTGTTGAAACATCTTAGAAAGAACTTCTTGTGCAATGTCTTCTCCCATTGGCTGTTCACGTTTGATGCCACCAAATAAAGATGAGTATGCTTGTTTCTGTGCAGTGGTCATGGTCGGATTGTTTGACATGAACAAGGCTTCAATCTCGTCAGGTGTAACAGTCCTCTCATATGTATCCATTGCTTTGTCTAGAGCATCTTTTATCTTTCTAACATCTTTGCTAAATAATCTATTAGGGCATTTAGCACCCCTATGTTCATCATAGAACTTCTTATCCATGAGACTTCGTATTAATGATAACTCCATATTTTACTCCTTTGGGGTTAGGCTTATTAAGTTTATCATATCAACAGAATGACCATACTTTAAATCATCTGTTAGTTTCAGTACCTTTACATCTTTCACGTAAGTACGTAATTCTCGTGTGAACTGTAAAGACTTTTTTAATGCGTCGGGGTCTAAGGCAATTATTGCTGTTGAGAACTGTGAAAGATATTGCTTATGTGATTCACCTAAAGATGTTCCTAGCACAGCAACCCCAACAATTTTTGTGCTTGCAACCACAGCTGCACTAACACAATCCTCAACAACAACAGCAGTTCTACCACAGCCATGAGAATAAGGCAAGGTGTTTTTTCCATATCGTTTCCATTTAGGTTTAACTCTACCTAATGCACGACCTACACCATCAACAATCTTACCTTTGCTAGTGACAGGAAACACAACCCTATTCTCTTTGACATCGTAGTACAAGTTAAGTTGGTCAGCAGATAATTTCCACTCATCACACCACATAGTAACTGCCTTACGATTACCATGAGGTACTATGTGTTCAGGAAAACTAAACGTCTCATCTTTTTGATTAGCTATCTGTCTGTCCATTGCAGTGCGAATATCATCTACACTCATTGTAACACGAGAACTACCAGATAAACTGCATGATAACTTGTAACAGTTCCACAATACTGAACCCATGTTATTGGTCACAGTAAATGTATTGTAACTATTACAGTTAGGACAATTCATTCGTCTACTCTCGCCTACAGTTAAATGTAAATCATTTATATATTGTTTTATATTCATATGTATATATCACTTATATGTATCATATATATGTTAATATATATGTTAGCTGTTCGGCACTTGCCTTGTGCTTATAACAACGGATTCACGTGTTGTCAATGCTTTTTTTGCACTAAGATAAGTATTTTTCATGTAAGGCATCACACTATTGGGATTTGCATGTCCTGTAACAGACATTATTTGACCCATAGAAACACCAGCTTCAACCATCTCAGTTGTACCTGTTCTACGTAAGTCTGCCAATCGTAGCTCATTAGACAGTCCTGCAGAAGACATAGCCTTTCTTCCTAGCTTGGATATACCATGAAGACTATAAGGCTTGTACGCTCCTCTAATCGCATTTGGCGTGGGTGCAACATATTCTTGGAATCCATAGTCTTCTTTTTGTTGTACAAGCATAGATAACAATTCATCACTAATGGGAAGATGTACTGTGGCTCTCCGTTTTGATTGCTCTAGATGTAAAATACCATTGTCAAAATCTATGTATTCAAACTTTAACAATCTCATATCTCCAATTCTTTGACACCATTCATAAGCCATTTGTACAATTAAACCTAAGTTACGTGTTTTAAAATTAGAATAGGCATAATCTAGAAATTGTTTGACTTGTTCCCTTGTCCAAAGAGTTTTTCTAGTTTTAGGTGTTCTACATTTGAAAGTAGAGAATGGATTACTTTGCACATAACCCATCTCCATTCCATAAGAGTACATCTTTCTTGATACAGAGCAGACATGATTAGCCATAGAAATGCCACGAGTTAGCCATACTTCATACGCTTTCTTTGCTTTAGAACTCGTCATATTTTTTAAATATATTCTTGACAAATGTCTACCATCAACATTAGTCAGTAACATATTTTTTATGAAGTATTGATAATCTTGTTTAGATTTATCTGCTAACATATTGAAATCACTAGATAATAAATATTCATCTGCTAAACCTTGTACAGTAGGATTGTTTTGTACAGACACAATTGCAGATTCTTGTTGCAAAAATGCATCAATCAATTTGTTAAATTCATTAGCTTTCTTTTTTGCTATTGACAAATCTGAACCTAAGTTAGTACGTGTGACAATGCCTTCATCAATATATCTAGCAGTAGGATTATATCTGTAAAAAACCATACCGTTTCCATATTTTTGCTCCTGTAAATATCGTGGGAATTTATTCTTTTTCATATATTATTTCTCCTATACAATTATCACTCATGTAAGATTTATTATTATAAACACAAACAACTTTGATATTTAATTCTTTCTGCCTATCTGTAGTTTTCCCAGAAGACAAACGAATAGTGCCATCTTTTTTTTGTGATATAATCGGTGTCTTTGCATCTAGTAGAGTTATCTCTCCTGTATGCTTATTAAAGAGGATTATGTCTATTATCCCTGTACAAGACACATTTTTAAAAACTTCATAACCCTCTTTTAAAAAGTGGTGACATATCTTAAATTCAGTTATGTCACCTGTTCTTTTTTCACTATGCATTAGGCTGCTACTAGTGCTTTAAACTTAGGACTAGACAACCACTTAGATACCTCATGTTCTCTCTGCCACATTGATTCAGCTTTGGTATCGTTACCAGTATCTCTTAGTATGAAACCATTCTGTGCATCAGCATAGCTTGAGTAGTTA